AATGAATATGTAATGGAATGTGAGGATAACGTGTTCCTAAATCTTGAGATATCCCAATTACATCACCAGCTTTTATTGTATCATAAACACCAACACCAGGCTCCACATAGAAAAATCTATGTGAAAACCCAGAGGGTGTTGTAACTTCTACATATCTAAAAGAAAGATCATCACCATAACAATAACCTAACTTAGTTACTATCCCATTTACGTGGCTACAAATTTCAGTTTCTTGATCAATTAAAAAGTCGATGCCTCTGTGCTTACGAGAACCACGAGAGGCACCATAAGCACCAGACCCAAAATTATCAGAACCTCTTTTCTTTGCTTTTATTAACATAATAGTCTACTTATTTATGGTTGATTTAAGTTCATCGATTTCACTTCTAAGTTTTTTCATTTCGTGAACTAATAAGGCAGTCACCCTAGCATAGTGAACCGACTCAGGAACATTACCAAGGCCATCTTCACCTTCATAATCTTTGTAAAAAACCAATTCATTCAAGCCTATCTCATCTAGTTGTTCAGCAATAAACCCAATCTGAACAATATCTTCTTCTTTTAGTTTGTAAGTAACTGCATCCATGTCATATATCTTAGAAGACATAGAATCATCAATGGGCTGGATATCTCTTTTGTATCTCTTAGATGAAATTGTTTTGGTTAATCGGCCAGAAGTAGTTATTCCAAGATCAACACCACTTATTGTTGTTTCCATTTCTGGAAAAATTATAGAGCTGCCAAACTCTGCGACCTGAACTCCTTCAAATGCTATTGAGAACGTATTGGTTACAGAAGTCTGATAAATACCAGTCAACCCAGTATTAAGTCTAATCGCAGGGGCTATTGCAGTACCAGCAAGAAGGACTTCAATCCCCTCAGCATTTGTTTGGAATATTTCTGTTCCGCCTATTGATGTTCTAATGCTACTACTCAAAAAGAAAAATCCACTATCTTCACTAGCTATACGTAGTGCTGGTGTTCCTGCATTTCCGTTATCTGTAACTACTATTCCATCAGTATCTACTATTAGCTTTTGTACTCCACCAGCTGAAAAATTAATAGTATTAGTTGTTGAAAAAATACCTGTATTTGCATCGTTCATACGAATAGAAGGCGCTGACTGAGAACCAGGAATATTTATCAGTAATCCTTGTTGATCTACTTGCATTTGATTAATACTATTAGCTGAAAAAGCAATAACATCACTACCAGCAATACCAAAAATACCTGTATTCGCATTATTAATCCTAATAGCTGGAATAGCCGCAGTACCATCGGCTTTAATTTCTATTCCAGTATCATCTAACTCCAGTGCCACAGAATTATTTGCTCTGATTTCAAATCCATTATTAACATTTCCATCATATATAATACTCGCAATATTATCATTCCCAGTCTCACCAAATATAATTCCCTTTTCCCCGTTAGTTGGTGCTAATAGAGATAGAAATGCTGCTGAATTATCTTCTAATGTTAATAATGTATTAGCAGCAACACTACCAACATTAGCCGTTCCGGCAAAAACATGCAATATAGTTTGGGCGCCTGGAACAAATAATCCAGATCCTATTCCTACATTAGTTCCATCAAAGAAAAAATCCGATGAAGCATCAAAAAATCCACCCGTATTAAATTGTACTTCAGTAGATGATCCAGCAGCCTTTTGTGTTACTTGACTTACAATACCAAAACTATCAGTATTTAAATCATACGCTACAACCATAAACCCAGAAACATCCCCAATCTCAAGAGGTGTAGTTGATCCCACTGAACGAAAAAGAGACTTAGGCCCAGCAGGTACAGTAGTAATCTCTACCGTACCAGTTGATAGTGTATTTACATTTGCCGCACTTACGAAAAATGATATTTGCATACCATCTATATATCCAGTAATAGGTTTAAAAGTTAAGTGCGGGCTCAAAAGATAGTCATTAGCAATAGTTCCTGAATCACTATAAAAATCACCTACTACTGAATAATTAGAAATTGCTAAAGCTAATTGTTCGAAGTTTGAAGCCGATAGAACACCACCAGAAGAAACAATAGCATTTTGAATTTCATCTGGAACCTGATTCCACTCAACAGCTGTTAGTGTATCGCCAGTTTCTTTGTTTAGTATTAACATTTTAATTCCTCAATTAAGGCACTTCAATAAATATTATTTGACAATTCGCAGGAGTCATTTTTTGTAAGACACACTGCATCGATCCGAAATCAGTGCCACCAAAAAGTAATGGAAAAGTACCAGGAAATTCAAAGCTATCATCTGGAACTGGCGTAGTAACCACGATAGAAAATCTTGCTTCAGTATCATTAGTTATTTCTGGAATAACAAAACTATTAGGAGGATTTATTGCATCGATTCCAGAAAAAACCGTCACAACGAAACCCATTAATAAAGCCACAACTTCAAATTCATTAGCAGTCTGAGCATTCATTCTAGCCAGCTTTACTAATGCATTATTTCTACGTTCGCTAAGTGGTACTGTATTAGAAAAACAACTATCTGGAATAGAAAGCATTCTTTCCCATTCAGGCATTAAATACTGAGCATCATCTGGAGCAATTTCAGTTGTATATGTATTTACTGTTGCTTCAAATTTTTTCAATTGCTCCCCAAGGCCCAAAGCAAAATTTCTTTGAACTGACCCCTCTTTTTTCATACTCGTAAAAGTACGATCGTGAGGAGCATAATCAAATATAGAATCTGCATGCTCACCAGTCGTATGAGGTTTAAGTAAATTAAATATTGTCATGGGAATACTACTTCTCCTAGTGTTGCGATTTGATCAGAACCAACGGATATGTCTCCTACTGGGGAAGTTAATTCAAAATCACTAACCGTATCACCAGTAACTGTATCTATAGTATTAAATATTGCAGTTTTATAAGCATCTTCTTTTACTGGCGTGGAAAGCTCAGCAGAAGTCGCAAAGAAATCTCCAAGTTGTTGCTGAACAGAGTCTTTCATTGTATCTGTATTCGGATCTATCGAAGCAAAATCAAAATCAGTTACAACAGCAGTTGGCGCTACAACTATAACATCTACATCCGATGTATTAGCCGGCTTAATAGTTAAAATATTTGTTTTAACATCTAATATTTCTGAAGCATTTGGAATAGGATCAACATCATTATCACGCAAAAATAATATTGTTACTTGTCCGAGGGCTGGTGTTGTTTCTTGTACAAAAACTCTTGTTACTCCTGCTATTTCGAATGCCTTTGCTTCTATAGCGGCTTCATTAAAATTAGCTGTTGGATTAGCAACTCTAAATAAAAGTCTTATCCTTAGAGCTTCAATTGTTTCCTCATCCTCACCACCAGAAAATCCATCAGCCGTAACAAAAGCAAAAGTATCAGCACCCGCTACTACCGGGCTAACAGTAAGTCTAGTTAAAGGCTCTAGATTAGTATCAGCCCCGAAAGATTCTGACGTAGAAGCTCCAAATCCACTCGTAAAGCTAGCGAAAATAGTTCCAGCCGGAACATCAGCAGTAGAAGTTGACATCTCATAAGTAAAAGTATTTGTTCCAGTTACACTAACTGAAAATGTTCCATTATATATATCGCCTTGCGTAACTGGATCTGCTCCACTAATAGTTACATCTATATTATTCGGTAGATTATGAGGATCTACAGTTGTTACTATTGCTATTGAGCCGTTCGGCGTTACAGAGGCTGGGTTAACTTGCTGGAATAAAATCGTTATATCTTCATCAGTAATTATTGTTAGATCATCAGATGTTAAAATCTCTTGCCCAGTAAGAATAACAGTTCCATTTATCCCACTAAAAGCAACGGAGCCAGATCCTTGGGATTCTGGATTTCTAATTATTCCATACCAACCGGCTTGTCTTAAAAGAAAATCTTCTGGTGAGGTATCATAAAAAGCAGCATCAACCGCGTCATTAACATTTTGGTAGTTATCAAATAATCTATTTCCAAAAGCAGATACCATGGCACCCATAGAACTATTAGGCAAAAACGGGTTAGTAGAGGGAGCAGATCTTTGAACATCTGTCTTTGCATCCTCAATGACTTCTTTTGGAGTATCTGGTGTTTGCAATGGCATTATAAAGTAACTCCTGAATTTTCAAATAAAGTAAAAAATCTATTATCTGTTCTGCTTGTCGATCTTTGAATACTCATATCTGCTTGTAAAAATAATTGACCGTTTATATCTTCTTCTATATTAACGGCTACAGAAAAACTTATAGCAGCATCAACATCTAGCATCCAATCTAAAGAATTTTCAAGAGCCGACTTAACACCATTTAATGTCTTTCTATTTAGCGGGGATTGTTCAAATAGCCAAACTTTTGAACCGTCTTCAGTTTCTTGAAATTCATTTCCAATCCATCCGCGTCTAGTTTCTGGGATTATCATTTCGTTTGGTAAAGCTCTTTGCTCTCCGTGTATGGATCGCAATAAAGATGTATCTAAAAAATCAGCTATTTTAAAATCACCATTAGAATCTATAGCCCAATCAAGATCACCCTCAGAATCCGTTACATAAACTAAATCATTATATTCTTGTATAGCCATTAGCCTTGTCCTGGGTCAGTTGTTCCGGCTTGCGGTGAGCTACCATCACCAGCACCAATATAAGCAAAGTCATGATCATGACCTGTTACAGTAACAGTTCCTGCTGTAACTTCTGTTGCTGCTGTAATACTAGCATCAGAATTAATATTTCCAGTAACATCAAGGTTTCCATCTATAGTTACATTTCCAGTTATAGCTACGTTAGATATTATGGTTACATTGTTAGCACTATCTATTGTTAATTCTGTTGGTCCTGACTTAATAAAGATTTCACCGTTATTTTTAAAATGTATTTTCGCTCCAGTTATAGGGTGAAAAAACATAACTTCATTAACAGGTAATGTTTCGCGTCTATTTGGCATTCCACCAAAAGCAATTTTATTAGATGGCTGATCGCAAATATTTAAAACCGTGACTAAAGAACCCACAGCCAAATTAGCATGCATTCCATAAGGGAAAACAATCTCAGCATCTACGGTAGTGCCTAAGTGATTAATCTGCTGTATCGGTCTAGCTAGATCATCCTTACCGCCTAATGTTACATATCCTCTATAGGATTGGCAATATTCAATCATACAAAAATATTAGCTCCCACATCTTTTGAGTCTTTAAATCTTCTTTCTCTATCTTAACAATTGTGGTCCACTTGTTCACAAGCTTAAACTGTTTTGCATAACCGCTTTGGTGTTTCATGATTTTTCTCCACAAATTTTCAAAGAACAATAGATTAGTTCCTTATCAGAATGATCTGAAAGTTTTCTATTACAAATTGAACAAAAAAAAGATGTCATTAAGCGACACCATTATCCTTTTTGTCTAGTAACTCATTTACAATTTCATCATAGGTTTGATCCTTTTGTCCTAGAGCCTTTAGACGATTTTTGGTTTCAAGTTTTAACTTGATTGTGTATTCCATGTGTCTAACTTCTACTGAGAACCTTATAATGAACGGTTTTGTAATTGAAACCGATGGATGATGTAGAAATGCAAAGCAAAATACTAGATATACTGTCTCCAATCGAACCTTTATGGTCAAATAAGGTATTTAGAAAACTTGGCGGAAATAAGGAACGATTTACTCGCCTTCGAGATGAAATGGTTGAAGAAAAGTGGATTACATCGGTAAAAAAAGGACGAAATTTACTTCTAACTAGAAAGAATTTTGAATCGTCTAAATTTGATCAGGGAGATTGGACAAACGTTACTAGATTTAACTGTGATAATATGCTGAAATATTTTATAGATAGAAAACCCTTATTCAATAAGAAAAAGAAAATTAGAACAAAAAATCTCAAAGTATACTTAGATGCATTTTTTCATGAACTAGATAGGGAGATGATTGTATGCACTAGATTGGTTAATGCAGAAGCCTTAGGATTAATTCTATCTAGTAGATCAAGGAAACATCAGAAAAAATGTATAGATTTGGTTCAAGAATATATCAAAAAACTTCTAAGTGATCATAAGGAATTCAAAAAAGAAATCAAAGAATATGCACAATCACAACTAAGAACGGTTCAGTTTAAGATATAAAAAAAAGAAAAAAGGAATTTTCGTTATTTCTAAGTATTTGCACATTGTGCAAAAACTAGATAAGTGAAGGTTGCGGGGATAGTACCTACAGTTTCGCCAATTCCTACAATCCATACACTATCACCTAAGGGATGCCTTTCTGTTATGAACCGCGTGCTTGCCTCACCAGT